TGCCAGGCCGACTACATGATCGTGCTGGAGGGCAAGCAGGGCAAACGCAAGTCGACCAGTTTGCGCACGCTGGTCGGTCGCGACGAGTGGTTTGCCGACACACCCATCCGCATCGGCGACAAGGACGCGCTGATCAACCTGGCCGGCAAATGGCTGTACGAAATCGCCGAGCTTGACAGCTTCAGCCGGGCCGAGATTACCGCCGTCAAGCAGTACCTGACCAGCCGCATCGACCGCGTGCGCGAGCCATTCGCGCGCCGCGCCACCGACCGGCCCCGCAGCTGCTGCTTCGCTGGAACCACCAACCAGGACGAATACAGCAAGGACAGCACCGGCGCGCGGCGGCTTTGGCCCGTGGCCTGTGATGGGCAGATCAACCTGGACAAGCTGGCCGCGGACCGCGAGCAGATGTTTGCCGAGGCCATCGCGCGTTTGGCAAGTGACGACCCCGAGGTTCGCCGCTGCTGGCCGACACGCGAGGAGGAAGAGAAATACCTCGTCCCCGAGCAGGAGCGCCGCGAGATCGGCGACCCGTGGTTCGAGCGCATTGCCAGCTGGGTGGAAAGCTCGGCTCGTTTTGGCGAGGCCATGGTGGAAGCCTGCGAACGCGAGAGCTTCACCACACACGAGATCCTGACGCACTGCCTGGGCGTGCCAAGCGACCGCATGGACGGCGCGCGCCAGATGTCCACCCGCGTGGGCATCGCCATGCACAAACTTGGCTGGGCCAAGAAGCGCGACGCACACGGCGCCAGGCTGTGGAGGTACATCCGTCCAACCTCGAAGGAAGGTGACGGTCAGAACGCGGTGGGTGGTCCCACCAGCGATCCGCAGGCCGGTGGTCCGGCAGAGGAATCGCTCGATGAGTTCTGACATCCGTCCAACCTCCGTCCAACCTCCGTCCAACCTCTCGACAAGGTTGGACGGCAGGTTTTCCGAGGGAAAAACGATGTCGTCCAACGTCGTCCAACCTCCCTCGCACGCAGGCGCATGTGTGTGCGAGGGCGTGCGGACGCCCGCCCGCCCGCCCGCACACACACCGGCGCGCACACGAGACCAGGGGTTGGACGAGGTTGGACGGTTGGACGGATCCATCGGAGGAAAGCCCCAGGGGGGGAGCCTTCGAGCCGTCATGCCGCAAACCGCCGAATGGGTGGACTGGTTGCGTGCTGAGCTGGGTAAGGAGTGGGCAGACGCTTTGATGCTCAAGGGCAAGCAAGGCAAGGGCGGCTTCTACGCCGCCGAGGTGGGCCCAGACGGCGTGCTCCGCGAATTCGGCAGCACGGCCCGTGGCGCCAGGGTGGTGTTGGGTGAGGATGGAAGCCTTCAGTGGCAACCACCGGAAACAAGCCAAGGAACCCGATGATGGACATCCGAGTCGACGTTGACCTGCCCGCCATGCGCCGCCTGTTCGCCGGCATGGAGCGCCAGGTCGACTTTGCGGTGGCGCGGGCGCTGACGGCCACGGCCAAGAACGTGCAGCGCTCCATCCCGGCCGGCCTGGAGCGCGCGCTGGACAGGCCCACGCCGTTCACCAAGGGCGCCGAAGAAGGGCCTCGTGCCAGCACCTTCATCCGCTCAGCGCGCCGCAACAAGCTGGTGGCCGAGGTGGTGTTCAAGGGCCGCCAGGCTGAATACCTGCGCTGGCAGGTCGAAGGCGGCGAGCGACGGCCCAAGCGCAAGGCCCTGCGCCTGCCGGCCGACATCGCGCTGGACGCCTACGGCAACATCCCACGCGGCACCATCGCCAAGCTGCTGGCCGTCGCCCAGCGCGAGCAGCGCCTGGCCAAGCGCACCTCGCGCACCATTCGCGTCAGCCGCGACGTCGAAATCTTCTACGGCGACCCGACGGACGTCGGCATTCCCGACAGCCCACCGGGCATCTACAAGCGCGTGCGCCTGTCCGACGGCCGTGGCCGGCTAATTCCGCTGATCGTGTTCCCGCAGACCACCGCGACCTACCGCAAGCGCGTGGACCTTCAGGCCATCGCCAGGCCCGCATTCGATCGGCACTTCCAGTCCAACCTCGTCAACGCCCTGCGCGACGCGCTGCGGACAGCCCGATGAACCTCGACCACCCCACCCCCCGGTCTGGGTCCTCCCTGGGACCTCCATCGCGGGTCATTCGCCAGCGCGATGTTTCGCTAGTGAGTCCTGTGCGGACTTTGTACGGGTGACGGTGCGCTGATGCCTGTTGGTACGGTTCAGCTCATCACCCAGGCCGAGTACGCGCGACGGCGTGGATGCACCGAAGGCGCCGTTCGGCGCGCGGTGCGTGACGGGCGCATCAGCCTCATTGACGGCAAGATCGACCCCGTGGCCGCGGACGCGCAGTGGGCGCGCAACACCCGCGTGCGGGCGGGCAGCCGGGCCACCGACGACGTCAACCTCAGCGGCAGCGGAAACACCGGCGGCAGGATTGCCGGCGACGACGACGACGACGAAGACAGCGCCACCGGCTACTGGAAGAGCCGTGCCAGGCGCGAGCGCGCCGAGGCCGAGCTGGCCGAGCTCAAGCTCGCCGAGATGCAGGGCCAGCTGGTGCGCGCTGATGACTGGTCCGCTGCCCTGGCCAAGCGCGCCGCTGCCTTCCGCGAGGGCCTCCTGCAGATTCCCTCGCGCCTGTCGGCGCAGCTTGCGGCTGAATCCGACCAGGCGCGCATCCACACGTTGATCGAGGACGAGCTGCGCCAGGTGATGTCGCAGCTGACGGCGACGCACTGAGCCATGGGCGCCCGCGATCTTCCGCACCAGCTCGTCGACGCGCAGCAGCGTGTGGACGAGGTGCTGCGCCAGTTCGCCGCCATGCCCGTGCGCACGGACGTCACCACCTGGTCCGAGCGCTCCATCATCCTCAGCGCCAAGGACAGCGCCGAGCCCGGCCCCTACCGCGCCGACCGCACGCCATACGCGCGCGATCCCATGGACGCGCTCAGCCAGCACAGCGCGGTGGAAGAGGTGGTGCTGATGTGGGGCGCGCAGACCGGCAAGACCCGCATCGGCTCCAACTGGCTGGGCTACCTGGTGGACACCAACCCCGGGCCGGTGATGATCGTGCAGCCGACCATCGACATGGCCAAGCGCTACAGCCGCCAGCGCCTGGCGCCCATGATCGAGGAGAGCCCCGCGCTGCGTCGCAAGGTGCGCGAGAACCGCAGCCGCGACGACGCCAACACCACGCTGCTGAAGGAGTTCGCGGGCGGCTTCATGGCCGTGGCCGGGGCCAACAGCGCCGCGGGCCTGCGCTCCATGCCCGTGCGCGACCTGTTTCTGGACGAGATCGACGGCTACCCGCTGGACGTGGACGGCGAGGGCGACCCCATCAAGCTGGCCGAGGCCCGGCAGTCCACCTTCGCGCGCCGCAAGCGGCTGCTGACCAGCACGCCCACCACCAAGGACTTCAGCCGCATCGAGGCTCGCTACCTGGCCAGCGACCGCTGCCGCTACCACGTGCCGTGCCCGCACTGCCAGGCGCTGCAGCCGCTGGAGTGGGGCACCGACAAGCCCCACGGCCTGAAGTGGGACCGCGACGCCGAAGGCCGCGCGCTGCCCGATACCGTGCGCTACGTGTGCCGCAGCTGCGGCGCCGAGATCCGCGAGCACCACAAGCCCGCCATGCTGGCCGGCGGCCGCTGGGTGGCTGACAACCTGGGCGCGGCTGCCGGCCGGATCCGCGGCTTTCAGCTCAGCAGCCTTTACAGCCCGCTGGGCTGGCTGAGCTGGGCCACGCTGGTGACCGAGTGGGAAACCGCCATCACCGCCAGCCGCACGGGCGACATCAGCCTGCTGCGCGTGTTCGTCAACACCCGCCTGGCCGAGACCTTCGAGGAGCAGGGCGACCGCGCCGACGAGCACGCCCTGCGCAAGCGCGCGGCCGACATCCCGCTGCGCCAGGTGCACTGGGGCCATTTCGTCATGACCATGGGCGTGGACACCCAGGGCGACCGCCTGGAGGCTTACCTCTGGGCCTGGGGCCGCGGCATGGAGCGGCAGCTGGTGGACCGCGCCGTCTTCTACGGCGACCCCGGCCAGGGCGAGCAAGAGCCCGGCAGCCCCTGGGCGCGCCTGACCGAATACCGCCGCACGCCCGTGCTGCACGCCAGCGGCCGGCCCGTGCCGCTGCTGGCCTGCATGATCGACTCCGGCGGCCATCACACCCAGGCGGTGTACGCCTACACCCGCACCCACCAGCACGCGCACGTCTATGCGGTGAAGGGCATGAGCCAGGCGGGCAAGGCCATCCTGGGCAAAGCCACCGACCAGGACGTCAACTGGCGCGGCGGGAAGATCAAGGGCGGTGTGAAGCTGTTCCCCATCGGCACCGACACCGCCAAGGCCGAGATCTACGGCCGCCTGCGCAACGAGGCGCCGGGCCCCGGCTACGTGCACCTGAGCCGCCACCTGCCGCCCGAGGTCTTTGAGCAGCTGACCGCCGAGCGCCTGGTCACCAAGTACGTCAAGGGCCGCCCGCGCCTGGAGTGGGTCAAGCCCGCCGGCCGCCGCAACGAGGCGCTGGACTGCGCTGTCTACGCCCTGGCCGCCGCGCACCTGTCGGGCATTGACCGCTGGAAAGAGGGCGACTGGGCCAAGTGGCAGCGCCGCGTCGAGGAGCGCAGCCTGTTCGACCTGGTCGAAGCGCCTGCGGCTGCAGCGCCAGCCTCCCCCGTGCCAGAAAGCCCACCCGCGCCCCCCACCGCTGCAGCCCAGCCCACGCCGCCCGCCGTGCTGCCCATGCCCGTGCCCATGCCCGTGCCTGCCGCGCGCCCCCGCTTCGCCATCAACTACAAGCGCTGACCCACCGCGATGCCCAAGCCCAAGCCGCCCACCACCCGGCCTGCCGCAGCCGCTGCGGCGGCGCCGGCGCAACAACCGCCACACATGCCCTGGGACGACGCCGGCGCGGGCGAGGACATCGTGGCCGACATCCTGCGCCGCGTGGTGGCGCTCACCCCGGGCTTCACCGCCGCCCTGGCCGCCCAGGTGGACCGCCAGGTGCGCGAGCACTGGGGCGGCGACCGGCCCTACATCGCGCGGCGCGCAGGCGAGGGCACCAGCGCCCGCAACGCCGCCATCCGGCGCGACCATCGCAACGGCGAGCACATCGGCCTGCTGTGCCGCCGCTACCGGCTGACCCGTCAACGCATCCACCAGATCCTGGCTGAAGACCCATCGGCCGCCGGCGTCAAGCGCCTTGCCTTACCGGCTTGACAGCCTCGGCCCTATCGTCAGCCGCAACTGCGCCCCGCCCGGGCGCCTTAACGCATGGCCGACATCCCCACCCTTGAGCCCAGCAGCGTCAACGCCGGTGACACCTGGCGGTGGACGCGCAGCCTGGCTGACTACCCCGCCAGCGCTGGCTGGGCCCTGAGCTACACGCTCATCAACGCCAGCGCCAAGATCACGATCAGCGCCTCGGCGTCGGGAGACGACCACGCCGTCACCGTGGCCGCCGCCACCACCGCGGGCTACGCCGCCGGCACCTACGACTGGCGGGCCCGCGTCAGCAAGGACGGCGAGGTCTACACCGTCGGCGAGGGCCGCATCACGGTGCGCAACGCCTTCGCGGCAAGCACCTTCGACGCCCGCAGCCACGCCCGCAAGACGCTGGACGCCATCGAGGCCGTCATCGAGGGCCGGGCCAGCAGCGCCGTCGCCGAATACACCATCGCAGGGCGCAGCCTGAAGCACATTCCGGTGGCCGACCTGCTCGCCCTGCGCGACAAGTACCGCGCGGAGGTGCTGCGCGAAGACGCCGCCGCCGCCGTGGCCGCCGGCCTGCCTGACCGGCGCCGCGTCTTCGTGAGGTTCGGATGAGCATCATCACCAGCACCCGCCAGTGGCTGGCCGAGCGCATCGCGCCGGTAGCCCAGCGCACGCCGCAGCGCCGCCGCTTCGAGGCAGCCCGCCTGGACCGCCTGACCGCCGACTGGCAGGCCACCACCGTCAGCATCAACCAGGAGCTGCGTGGCGACCTCGACCGCCTGCGCGCCCGCTGCCGGCAGCTCATCAACAACAACGACTATGCGCGCAAGTTCCGGCTGATGGTGCAGAGCAACATCGTCGGCCCGGGCGGCATCCGCCTGCAGGCCCGCGTGGCCGACGGCCCGGGCCGGCCCGATCGGCTGGCCAACCAGGCCATCGAGGCCGCGTGGGCCGAATGGTCCGCCGCGTGCGACGTCACCGGCCGCCAAAGCCTGCGCGATCTGTGCGACACACTCGTGGGCCAGCTGCCAAGCGACGGCGAGTTTCTGGTGCGCATCGTGCGCGGCGCGCAGGCGGGCAACCGCTTCGGCTTCGCGCTGCAGGCGATCGACGTCGACCGCATCGACACCACCTACACGGTGGCCCGCGCGGGCCCGCAAAACGCGGTGGTGATGGGTGTGGAGATCGACGAGTTCCACCGGCCGCAGGCCGTCCACATCTTCGAGGCCCACCCCAATGATGGCGCCGCCAGCAGCCGCCAGCGCATCCGCCTGCCCATTGGCGAGGTGCTGCACGTGCTGCGCGTAGAGCGCCCCGAGCAGGCCCGCGGCGTGCCCTGGATGGCCCCGGGCGTGCTGAGCCTGCACCACCTGGGCAAGTTCAGCCTGGCCACGCTGCTGGCCGCCGAAAACGGTGCCAACCACTTCGGCTTCTTCCAGACCCCCGACGGCCAGAGCCCCATCGGCGCGGTGGACGGCGAGGGCGAAAGCATCACCGTCACCCAGCCCGGAACCTATGACGTGCTGCCCCCGGGCGTGACCTTCCAGGCGCACGAAAGCCGCTACCCGGACCAGGTCGTCGGCCCCTTCGTCAAGCACCACCTGCAGCGCATCGCCTCCGGCTGGGGCATCGCGTATCACAGCCTGGCCAACGACCTGGATGGCGTCAACTTCTCCAGCATCCGCAGCGGAACGCTGGAAGAGCGCGACCGCTGGGCCGCCGACCAGGAGTGGTTCATCGCCACCTTCATGGAGCCGGTTTACCGCGCCTGGCTGCAGTGGGGCCTGATGAACGGGCTGATCGTCATGCCCAACGGCAGCGCGCTGCCCGCGTCCAAGGCCGACAAGTTCGCCGCCCACCAGTGGCAGCCACGCCGCTGGGATTGGGTGGACCCGAAGGCCGACACCGAGGCCAACATCCTGAAGGTGAAGGCCGGCCTGATGAGCCCGCAGGACCTGTCCGCCGCCATGGGCTACGACTTCGACGACACCCTGGCCGCCATCAAGGCCGCGCAAGACCTGGCCGCCGAGTACGGCGTGCGGCTGACGGCCTACGACGCGACGCCGGGTGCCGGCGCATCGGCTGCCGCGCCACCTGCCGCACCCGCCGATGCGGCAGCCGCCGACGCCGGCCGTGCGCAGGCCAGCCCCGTGGCCGCCGTCATCGACGCCATGGCCCGCGCGCTGGAAGCCGCCCACCCGCGCGAGCCGCAGCGCATCGACCTGCGCCTGGAGCAACCCGCCAGCCAGGTGACGGTCAACGCCCCCATCACCATCCGCCAGCCCGACGTGCAGCTTGAAGCGCACATCGAGACACCGGAGCCTCAGGTCCACGTCGAAGCGGTCATGCCAGAGATGCGCGCCGAGGCCGCTGCCGTCACGGTCATCAACCAGGTCGAACCCGCCCCCGTCACCGTCCACAACACCCACCCGGCCCGCGCCGTGCAGACGGTGGAGCGCGACGACAACGACGAGATCGTGCGCACGGTAACCACCTACGAAGGCTGATCCGTGGCCGCGCCGACCTACGCCACTGACCTTGCCAACATCACGTTGGCCGAGTCCACCTCGGACGGCGGCACCTGGACGGCCATCGGTGGCGGCAACATCACGCTGGGCGCTGGGCCGGACTTCGCCATGCAGGGCACCAACTGCGTGGACTCGCGGATCAGCAACACCGACAAAGGCCCGGGTGTGCCGACGGCGACGCAAACGCTCGGCGCCTCGGACCACATCTTCACCTGGGTGTTCATGGCCACGCCGGGGCTGACTGCGACGCTGCAAAACGGCGGGGTCACGGTGGCGATCGGCAACAGCGTTTCGGCGCTGGTCAAGTACCACGTCGAAGGCAACGACACCTTCGGCGCGGCCGGCCGCGTGGCGCGTTGCTACCCGATCCGCCCGGTCAACTCGGCCAACGCTTCAGCGCCCAACTACCGCACCTTGCTGGGTTCTCCCAGCGGTGTGTTCAGCTTCTTCGGTGCGACGGCCAACATCTCCGGCACGGTGCGCGGCAGCAACCTTGGCGTGGATGCCATCCGCCGAGGCACTGGCGTCTACATCACCGCAGGCGAGGTGGCGGCGCCCGGGACGTTCTCCGGCGCGGCGACGGAAAACGACCTCATCGCCAACCGCTGGGGCGTCATTTCCTCCATCGCGGGTTCGAGCTACGAGCTTCAGGGCCGCTTCGTCGTGGGCCAAAGCACGGCCGGCACGCCGACCGCTGCCTACTTCGTGGACAGCAACAAGAACATCCTGCTGACCGACACCCCGCACGCGCAGAGCGACTTCACGCAGATCATCGTCGATCACGCTTCGACCACGTTCAACCTCACGAACATCAACATCGAGGCGGGCGGCACCACCAACCCTGGCAAGCTGGTGTTCAACAACGCCAGCACCACCTCGGCCCTGAGCAACTGCGGCTTCATCAAGCTGGGCGAGACGGTTCTGCGGGCTGGCGTCACGGCCACCAGTTCCGCATGGCGTGAGTGCGGGCAGATCACGCTGAACGGCGCCACCATCTCGGGCAGCGCCATCCGCAACAGCACGGCCGCCACGGCCCTGCTGGTCGGCTCGTCCGTCAGCACCCTGTCCAACACCTCGTTCGTGTCCTCCGGCACCGGCCACGCCATTGAGATCACAGGCGGCACCGAGCACACGTTCAACGGGCTGACCTTCACCGGCTACGCTTCGACCAACGGCAGCACTGGCAACGAGGCGGTCTACGTCAACATCGCCAGCGGCACGGTCACGCTGAACACCGACAGCGCCATCAGCGTGCGCACGGCGGGCGCCACGGTCAACGTGGTGGCGGGGCAGAAAACGCTGTCGGTGACCAACGTCGTCAGCGGCTCGGACATCGTCATTCTTTCGGCGGGCACCACCACCGTCCTGGCAAGCAACGACGGCGCGACCAACCCGGTCACCTCGTTCGACTACAGCTACACCTACGCCGCCAACACGTTCGTAGACATCGCCGTCTACCTTGCCGGCTATGTGCCCTACATCGTGCGCAACTTCCTGCTGCCGGCCAATGGCGGCTCGGTGCAGGTGGCGCAAGTCGTGGACAGGAACTACACGCCGTGAAGACCATCCTCGCATCCACCGACGGCAAGCACGTCGGCCAGCGCATCGACGAGACGGCGCCGGTCATCACCTTCCGCGACGGCAGCACCATGGTCGTTGAAAAGCGGCTGCACGACGACACCGTGCTCGCCAACAGTCACTACGTTCTGTTCCTTTCCCAGGAGTAAGCCATGCCCAAGATCATCGACGGCGACGACCTGAATGTCGGCACCGAAATCACCATCGACACCACCGCCAAGACCTTCACGTTGCTGGAGGCCGGCAACCTGGTGTTCAAGGACGGGGTGACGCTCCAAGCCCTGTACTCGAAGTTCATCAAGCTCTGGGAAACGGCGGCCTACAACCAGTTCCCGTTCCCGATGTACGCGATCGACGCCAAGTCGGGCCAGTTCCAGTTCGGCACCGACGGCGGCAGTTTCTCGGGCTGGAAGCCCGCCAACGACACCACGCGCCAAGCCCTGCGAGACGGCGGCTGGTCCGAGTTCTCGGCCGCCGGGGTGCTGAATCGCCAGTACGTCGGCATCGTGTCCCTGGGTGAGGTCAGCGCCAATGCGCAGCTCTACTACCAGCGTGCGGCGGCCGACGGCCCAACCAACTTCACCTTCACCGACGAGGTCAACGAAGGCATCCAGGTCTTCGGCGACGCCGACAACGGCAACTTTGACAAGCGGGCGTTCTTCAAGGCCTACGCCCGCGAGGAGCAAAAGACCTACGCCTCGTCCACCCTGGCCGACACCGGCCAGACGGCGACCGGCGCCTACACGGTCAACGTGCTGCTGGCCAACGACACGGACCTCAACGTCCTGGTGGCGGACAGCGGCA